ACCCCTGTGCGAACAAGTCCGCCGCCACACGGGCATTCTCGTTCGCAAACTTCACCGCCCTCGGATCAGTGATTGCCATCTGCGTTCCCCACTTGAACTGTTAAGAATTTCTGAATAGTTCGGCCTTGAATGGCCCAACGGGGGCGGACAATGTCCACCCCCCGCGGAACTCACCCGGTATTAGCCGAGCATCTGCGCGCATCCCCACCAGTCGAGATTGACCGTCAGGGCGGTCGTTCCCGCCTTGTCCTTGATCGCGATATACGGAGCCAGTAGCACGTCGTTCGGGAACGAAGCGGCCTTACACTCCGCATCGGTCAGGCGAGCAGGAGTCGCCGAGTCGCCAGCCAGGACACCGTCGACGTACCACTCCACCTTTTGCGGGTGAGCACGGTAACGGAAACCGAGCTTCTTGTAGGTCGTCGCGGATGCCGTGAACGTTGCCAGTGCGTTCAGTTTCGTCTTGGTGCCACCGTCGATGTAAGCACCGTCTGCATCTTGGTAGGCCCCATCGAAATCGCCGGTTTCGGCAACCAGCTTGGCAAATCCCAGGAAATCGCCGTCGCCGTCGAGAATGTCGGCGTCCGTGAAGAATTTGTCCGTGACGATCATCCCTGCATCGCCAAGGCCAAGTGCGACCGACACCACGTCGGTGGTGATCGCTGAGAGAGCCACACGGCACTCGAAGACGAGGTCATTGTCCGCGAGCTTGAATGGAGCACTCAGCGTGCTGCCCCACTTGAGGACAATTTCGTCCTCGGCAGTATCCCCGGCCGTGGTCAACGCCAGAAGGCCTTTCTCGGTGGCAGTGTCCGCAGCCAGTGCCGCGCTGCCCCCCGCCGTGACGAGGTGGGCATACGGACCGTCGAGCGAAGTTTCGTTGAACGCATGGAAGTTGTCGAAGAACCCGAAGCACGGGTTGCCCGACTGGCTGATTCCCACGTTTCCATGCGGCCCGAACGCGGTTGGCGGGGCAAACCCCTTCCAGAGACGGCCAGACGGCAGATACGATTTCGCAAGATCATCAAATGTCGTGTGCATAGTAGCAGTCCTTTCAGTGAAATTGAGGGGCGCGCCCAGCCAAGAGTGGACAGTGTCCCTGTGTGAAATATGGGGCGGTTTTCCGTCTCGCCCCAGGACGCCATCCAATCACGGAGTGAGGATCAGGTGGTTTCAGTGACAGTGTTCGTGCAGTATCCGCGGAAGTTCGCGCGACGGTTGTAGCAGACCAGTTGAAGCGAGTCGTCCATCGCCCGAACGCGCACGTTGCTCATGTCGGGGTGCTGGTACGGCTTCCGTTTCCGCTGCGATCGTCCGCTTGCGTAGTAGCAGTCGAACGTATTCCAGTCGACGCCCAGGACGATCCCGTCCGTCCGAGCGTTTTCGGATGCCGAATTCGTCCAGGCCGGCACCCACGTCATGGGGACGCCCCGGATGAAGACCGAACCGCTGTGTGCGGCCAAGTCGTCCTGGATATTGTCGTTGCTGAGTTGCAACAGACGACGCGATGCCGCGACCCGGCTGTGCGTTGTCAGCAACTCCCAGCGGTGCTTCCCTTCCGGCTTGATGTCGGAACGGCTGACCGGAGGTTTGAACGTACACAGGTCCATCGAGTTGATCGTCTTCTCGACGAAATCATCCCGATCGACAGTCGTGTACGGGAACGCCCGGTTTTTCCACTGGGCGTAGGTGTCAGGGTCAATGCCGCCAACGCCAGATCCGTCCCACCCGAGCGGTTCCACTCCGGTGAAACCTTCAGTGGCGTTATTCTCCGTCGTGCTGTCGGACGTGGATGTGATCCACCACAACAGAGAACAGGGTGGGAACGGAGACTGCGTCGGGCTGGTCGGTCCAGCACCGAACATCAGGTTCTCCATCCCTTCGAAGAAGTCCTGCATGAGTCCCTGCTCTTGCAGGTTCATGTAGTCGACGATCTGGTCAGCACCTTGCTTGAAGATCTCTTCGTCGATGTCGTAGTGGTAGTTCGTGGTCGTCAGGCCCCATTTCAACGAACCCTCAGTGAGCACGTTGACGCGGTCGGACGAATCACGATGGTACAGGCCGACGACCTGGAAGTTGTCGTTGTTGTCGACCTTGACCTTCCACTTGCACTGTGACGTCGACATCTCACGCTTTGTGCCTTTGTCGAACAGCCGCGATGCGAAGTAGTATTCCTGCAAGGGGCTGGAAATGTCCTGCCACTTGCCCATTGGGTATTTTTGCAGATACGACGCAACAAAATCATCAATCTGCTCAATGCCGAGTGCCATTGGGTACTCCTTGCCGGGCTACCGCCCGTATGTCACCCGCTTTGCGTGTCCAATTCCTTGAAGTAGTCACGCATCTCCTGCCGAATCCCTTGAGGCGGATCGGTCGGCCGGGTTGCCCCGTCGCCTTGCCGCTTCCCGGACTGGCGGGAAATCTTGCGGGTATGGTTTTTTAGTAGCTTCTTGTCGTACTCATCGGGAAACACCGAACGGGCCACTCTTTCGACCAGCGCCGCCGACGTCCCTACAGCACGACCCATGCGTGTCAACACTTCACGTTCGACCGTAACCTGCTCGAACAGTTGTTGCCGACGTTCCCGTTCGGACTTGTTTTCCTCTCCGGTCTTGCCGAAGAGTTTCGCAAAGCCCATCTCATCCACAGCCCGGTCAAACTCGGCTTCATCCGCCACCGCATCAGCGTTGTGAAAACGCTCCTCCAGCGCGGCCATGCGTCCCTCGTAGTGGTCCCGCATTCGTGCGAATTCCTCGACGAGTTCTTCATCGTAAATGTCCGGGTCCAGCCCGACTTTGTACTGACCGTCCGTACCGGTGACAGTGTCATCGGTAGTTTTGTCCAGGTCAGCCTTCTCTTCCGGATCGCCGCCGGTCTTCTCCCGTTCGGCGTCCAGTTGTCGATCGAACAACTTCAGTGCTCGATCCAGTTCCTCACGGCTGGAAAACGTGGATAGCTCATCCTCGTCAATTCCATACGTGGCTGCCTCGGAAACGGTATCGTCCGTGCGCCAGTCGGCTTTCGACTTAGCGGGCGGCTTATCGTCCCCGGCTGTCTCGGCGTCCGAAGTCTCTTCGTCGCCGGTGTTTCGTTCAGTTGTAACGTTCTCGATCCCAACTTTTTCCGCGTCCGAAGTCTCCTCGGGCGGTTCGGACTGCTGGTCCGCGATGATCTGATCGACGATCTCGTCCATGTCTTCGCGGGTCGAGTCTTCTGTAATTTGGTCCAACACGTCTGCCATGATCAATCTCCGTACCCACTGTCCGCGTCCGCTAACCCGCGCATGCGGGCCAACTCCTTACGGCCGCGGCGACTTGTGATCTCCAATTGCCCGCTGTCCCGGACAGCGACGCCCTTGATGTTGTGCCGTTTGATCTCCTGCCTCATTTCCCCGACCTGCGACTTCATCACGCCCAGGCCCTCGGAAATCAGGGGATCGTGGTCGCGGTAGGTGCCCGCAACGACTGGTGGATGATTCAGCCAGTCTTCTTTTGCTCCCTTGCTGAATTCCTCGCGGGACACGGTTTCGCCGTTCTTCACGTACTTGATCATCTTCATTATGCTGGCGGTCTCCCCATTGCCGCGGCCATCTGGCCGTTTACCTGTGAATTCCCGCCCATCAGCGACTGGATCATCGCGTTCGATCGCGCTTCCTGCGTGCCGCCAGTTGGGACGTTCCGCCGAACCGACTCGCGGGTTGTGTGTGCTGCCTGCCTCACCGTGTTTTGATCACCCCCTAGCTGGTCGGCTGGAGTAGTGAACGTGATAAAACGCTTGAATTCGGGCCGGTTCTTCAGTCTCGCGATCTCATCAACGATCGCCTCCGCGTCCAGCGTCGCACCGGACGCCTGGAACATCGGCCACAGCGGACCAAGTTGCTGCAACGTCTGGAACAACTCCTGGAGCTTCTGTTCCGGAGTCTTGAAGACCATCGAGTACGGTTCGACCTTGAATTCGTAGTTCTCGAAGTCCCCATCCCGCAGGTCGGGAGTCCAGTCGGCCGTGACTTCCAGGCCGGAGTTGCCCACCGGCATCGACGTTTGCATTTCAAGCGTCTGGTCCTCCCACATCAGCCTCCCAAGATCGAGAATGGTCTCTGACGCGAAGTTGACGACGGCCATCCGCATATCGGCCTCGTTTCGCGACACGCCGCCGTGGATCAGTTCCTCTTGCCCGACTGTAGCGGCTTGGGCACCAAGGCCACCCATTGCCTGAAGGTTGCCAGCGAAACGGTCGTATTCCTCCTGGACGAACGCAGCCATCGCCATGTCACGCTGATCGACACCACCCACCTCGATCTGCTGGATCGACTTCGGGTCGCCGACTCGGACCCAGGAGTTCCGCTTGGCCGTCCGAATCTTCTCGGCGTCGTCCGAACCAGACGGGGGATACGCATTCACCACCCGGTGGGCGTCGGAGTCGTCTTCCATTCGCCGGTGCAGGCGGTTCTGAAGATCGTGCATCCCCTTCAGGTTGATGGCGGGGGACGCCGGAATGAGGTTGTCCGGAACATCCCCGAGTGACAGGAACTTGTACGGGCCAGCCTGAGACCCGGTCCAGTCGCGTTCGATCAGCGGCGGAAGAGTGGTAACCCCCTCGGCACCGTCGACAGCGAATGTGGCGATCGAGTTGTTTTCGGCGATCCAGACATCCTGAAGCCAGATCATGTCCTTGAAGTCATCGTCCTCGACCCAGCCGTCGCCGGTCGCCACGTCACGGGCCGATCCTTCCGTCTCCTTGTGCTGGCGAGACGAAGGAACCAACTGGTCGCGGACCTTCTTCGAGTAGCCCGGTTCGTCCTTGACCTTCTCGAAGTCGGCACGGTATCTGTGCCCGCAGTACCGCATCTTGGACAGTTCCCGCGCTGACATGTCGAGAATCAAGTCGTCCATCGGCACGCGGTTCAGCCACGGTTCACCGGGGTCCAGCCAGACATCCTCTTCAGCTTCCAGCAAGCCGTGGAAGCGGGTGTCCGTGTCCCGCATCATCACCACGCCGCAGCCGAGGCTGAAGAACGCATCCAGGACAATCGCACGGAACGTTTTGTCCATGTTCATGTCGGAAATGAGCTTGTTGAGGTTCACCTCGAAGCGGCGGGCGAAGGGGAGATGTTCTACGCGGGGCGTCGAGACCATCACCTGCGGGTTGTTCGCCGCCAAGGCGACTGTGTAGATCCTCGCCGTCTGATTCATCAGGTTGACGAGCGTCTTGTTGTCGGCACCGGTTTCGCTGTACCAGGAACCAACGTAGTCCTTGACCAGTTGCTTCCGGACGCGGCGGAACGGGATCATCGCCTCGCGTGAGGTCTTGATGGCCTTGAGAATTCGGCCACGTTTCACTTTGTCGTGAAGGTCGATCATTTGCTTGGTCGCTCCCTTTCGGGGGGACCAATCCGACCGCCTTTTTTTCCGTACTTCGACTGCTTACGACGAACCATGGTCTCCGCGCGACGGATGAGACGATCGATGTTGGCGTCGTCCTGGACGTCCGTGCCGCGGACTGGCCGAGACTGCCTCTCTATCCTGTACTTCTTCTTGCCCTTCATCAGGGGCAAGTGCTTCTTTAATTTGTACTTCTTCTTCGTCATCGGGAAGAGATGATGTTTTTCAGCCATTTTGCCGCCTCGCGCAACAAAAAAGGGGAAACCAAAAAACGAAAAAAGCCCATGCAGGGAATGCAGCCCCTGCATGGGCTTCTCGTTTTTTGGTGCCTCCGCCACTGACCGGCCAGTCAGCAGTTTCGGTTTCCCCTATTGAAAGTTCAGTCTAGCGAATTCTCCAAAGTGCCGTTTCGCCATTTCGTCATACGCCTTGGCCGCCTCAAGCTCCGTGTCGCAATGCTGATCATTCGTCCGGAAGAAATCCCAGAAAAAATCTGAAAGAAGTGCCGGCGCTTCTCATTTGCCTGCGCCCTGCTTTATTGGCTGTGCCTCCGGTCAAGGTAGCACAACCCCCGTTAAAGGCTGTGGTTCGGTTAACGGCATCTTCGGCGGGGATCAGCCGCCTGTGCCACAAGCCCAGCTTAGAGCTAGGCCCCTTTGGATTGTTTGAGTTCCTTGAGTTGCTTCTGGCCGTGTGCCAAGTTCAGAAACGCTTGGCTGAACTTCAGGGCTTCGTCCTCTTTCATGTTCGTGCGGAACATGCCGAGCACTTTACCCATCGCATCTCGAATCTGTTCGTCCATCGGGTTCTAGCTCCGAATCGGTTGTTCAGGTGACAGTGTCACCCCCTGTCAGTATCGCATGAGATCTCCAATTCCAAACGCCGGTGTTCCGGTGTTCGTCTTCTTCTTTGACTCTTGGCGTTCCCGCCACAAATAGCTTCCGTACTCTGGAGTTTGCCCGGTTTCCTCGGCTGTGTCAATTGCATTCGAACGAGACTCTTCCGAATAGACGAGGTAGGACACGCCAGCCGCTATACATCTGTCACCGTGGGCCTTCTCGTTTCCCTCCCGACTCTTCGTCGGCTGGTGGATGATCTTGCCCTTGTGCCACTCGTATTCCCCGCACTCCCGAATCAGGTCTTCAGACCGAACAATGAAGTCGCCCATCTCCATCGACAGGGCCATCTTCTCGAACAGATCGGCCTTGTCCGCGTCCTTCGTGTTCGCCCAGCCCGCCTTCCGGGTCTTCTTCCGTGAACCGATCTCGGCCACTTCGCGGAAATACACGTTCCCGTAGCAGTGGACCTCCAGCACTTCCTTCCCGAACGGGCCTGAAACGCCACTGTCTTCCCACCCCAGCATCGCATCCCGGAGCCAGTGGCACAGTCCCAAGACGTTCCGAGCGAAGAGGATCGACGGCATCCCCCGGATCGTGTATTGCCCCACCTGCTCACCAGTGCGATCGTCGATGATGCAGGCCACCGAATTACTCGAATAGGCCCCGTCGGAACCCACCGCGATGTCACAACCCACCGTGAACGGCCCCAACGGTGCCGACAGGTCCAGCCCCGGTTTGAACCACAGTTCCAGCGGACCGTCGCTGCGCGCCAGCAAACCCTTTAATTTCAGGGTTTCCGAGTCGAACACCGGCGTTCCCCGCCAAATCGGCGCGCGGCAGTTCTGGGCCTTCACTCGATCGAGCATCCCCGGATCGAATAGCTTCCCCACTGCCCCGCGAGGGTCCATGTCCAATTCGCGGGCAATGAATCGGGGGGTTCCCCCTGGAAGTAGGCAGTGGGCGTCGTACCACGGAGATCGCACTTTCCCGTCGATCTTGTGTCCCCGTCGTTCAATCCGCCTGAGTTCCTTGGTGTGCGACTCAACGTACTCATCGACAACCCCCTGTTCCTCTGGGCGAATAGCCGTCGCCTTCCCCTCGCGGGTGAGGTAGGCGTTCTTCGAATGCAGCGGGTTGTCCTTCCAGTCCAGCGTCCGAACCCGCTCATTGTCCGGATCGGACGCGGCTTCGTAGAACACCCCGGAATCCAGCCCGAACGTCGAAACGAGAAAAGTGCAGTTCGAGACTGATGCCACGGAGGACATGACCTTGTAGTCCTTGCTGCCCTGGACGAATTCCTCGGAACCCGGTTCGTCGAACGCAAACAGCGTCTTCCGCCCACCGCGGGCCACGTCCCCTGTTGCTGAGTACCCGGAAAACACCGAGCCATTCGGCAACGCGATCGTGTGTTCCGTCAGGTTCCGCTTGTAGCCGTCGGGAAGCATCCACTTCGGAAGCAGGTCAAGCATCCATGCCAGCTTGTACATCACCGCATCGGGGTCCGTGCGAGAATCGACCAGTTCCTCGTTCCGCGTGACCAGACCGGCCAGGAAACCCTTCTCTTTCAGTGCCCGACGGATCAGCACCCCCAGATAGATGTACGTCCCGCCTTGAGCACGGGACTTCTTCACGGTCAACGAAATGGGGTGCTCGTCCTCCATCGCCTCGTCGATCGTCTCATCCATCGCTTCGATGATGGGAATCTGGTGCGGCCACAGCAGGAATGGCCGTGTTTTCACCTTCGCCCGCGGCTCGTTCACCCACAGCACGGCGTTGAAGAAGAAGATCGGGTCTTCCATGCACGCCTGCCAGAACACTTCACGGAACACCTTGTCTTCCAGGGCGCGTTCCCGGCACCTATGCCGCCATGCGACATTGTCCTCCGGGGAACGGGTATCGCAGAAGAACTTCACTCTCTACCCCAGACTCCGAACTTCGTCTCGCGTACCAGTTCCTGCTTCTCAAACGACCTCGCCGGTGTCCTGTACGGGATCGGGGTCAGGAAGCGGTCCGCCGCCATGCCAGCAACCACTTCCCGCTTGCACACGCTACAGAAGCGATCGTTGCAGGTTGTTTCGAACCCCTTACCGCACTTGCAGACCTTGTGTTTCGCAGTCGCCATGATCACCCCATGGAGAGAGAAGATATGAAGGTTGTATGGTTGGAGCACGGAAATAAGGTGTTTGCAGAAGGAGCAAGACAATGAATGACGAACTGCTGCTGTGCCCCGTTTGCAGACTGATTCGTCACCGA